AGTCATGTTTGTATTTTGTGTTATTGGAGTTTGTTGCTCGGCGTGTTCGTAGTATTGACAACCAAAACAATATGCATGGTTATCATCATAGCGAGCTAAGTTGTCCTTTGAATTACACGATGGACAAGGTTCGTGTCTTAAAAATTTTGCGGAAGTTTCCATAGTACCTTTCTTAAATTTGAAATGCGAGCGAGGATATTATTATTACTTCAAAGCTATGTAATACTTAATCAAGTTAATAAGATTACGGTTGAACTAATTACGCGTCCTCGTCGCAGATCACTTTTCTCCAAGGTAGACTGCTAAGTCATCAAGGCGGTATTAAATATTACCCTTTGACGCGTATTTTATCAGGTGCACAAATCATATCGAAAGGCAAAATGATTGTAGGTCTTCACCTACTATGATTGCATACCGTCTAAAACTAATTGTTTTGTTGTTTCTTCAAGTGTATTTTTTAATAAACCTGTATCATTTTTTAATTCAGGCTTTTTAAAATTTTTACCTTTAACCATGTCTGGCATATTGAATGGATTAGATCGTACTAAATTAATACCAGGAGTTTTTGACATATTTGAATTATGTATATTTTTCCAAGCTTTCGTTGTGTTACATTGAAAAGCTTCTAATGTACCTAACGCTACAACTATAGTGTCAATTAAACCATCTAATACTTCTACTCCATCTTTGTTATAATAAGCATCTAAAGTTTCGTCTACTTCTTCTTTAAGTAAATCTAACCTAAACTTTAAATATTTTTTTAAAGCAGATTTATTATTTTTATTTTTTGTAATAAATTCAGTAACTTGAAATTTGTCTTGTAGTTCTTTTATATTATCTAACACGTTATTCCTTTAATAAATATTTTATATTGTTGTTATATTTGTAATTCATAATATTCAAATGCTCCGGCAAAAAAGTATACAAACTATCTTGTGGTTTAAATGTATACGCTGGCGAATGGTATACGGTATTTTTTAATTGAGTTTCAACATTTTCAAAATGTTCTCGGTAAATGTGCGCATCACCAACAACCATTTTAATATTTTGTGGTTGTAAGTTTGCTAAGCTTGCGAAACTTAAAAGCATCACGCAAGCTAAAATTATATCAGATGGAATACCAATCATCCAATCACCGGACCTTTGGTTCCATAAAAGATTTAAGTTAATCCCATCACTCCAAAATTGATAACTGTAATGACAACAAGGTAAATCAACTTTAGATAAATTTGATGGGTCCCAACCAGAAATTAATAATCTTCGACTTGTTGGGTTTGTTTTTAATTCATTTAATACTTGTTCATATTGATTTACTCCTCCCCAATTAATCCATTTGTTTCCATAATCAACATTAATATCGCCGTCAACGTCAGCCCATTGGTTCCAATAATTACAATTAAATTCTTTAAATGTATTAATATGTTTTGGTTGTCTAACAAATGCAGCGTATTCGCCTAAAGCACTTTTATAAAAAATTTGTCTTGATGTTAATAAAGGAAAGTATTGTGAAATATTAAAATCTAAAGTTTGAAATGGTAAACGTTTTGTAACACCGTTTCTGCCTGATTGTACAATACCTTTTTGTAGAATATTTGAGGCTACTGATAAGTAATCTAATTCTACATGACTCACAATATTAATCCCTTAACTTTAGGTTTTTGCAACTATAAACGTGCAACACACCTCTATCATCTTCAACAACAACTCTTATTGCATTTGAAAGTTTTGGAAATATAGAAACAACTGTGCCATCAAAAGTATAATCTCCTCCAACTTTTGAAACTTTATCTCCTACTTTAAAAGTATTTTCATTTGACATATTTACCTCTTGTTTTTTATTTTTAAGATACGCAGCAAACATGCATGCATAAACTGCCATATCCATTAATGTATCGTCTAAAGCTTCAAAGTTTGTTTTTTGATTACCTTCAATAATATTTCTCATTCTTAAATATTTAGTGTGCAACATGTGAGCATAAGATTTTTCTTTGTACGGAAAATAATCAACTTCTTTCCATGTGCTGCCTTGATAGTCTTGAGATTTTTTCTTTTTTAATTCAGCGGCTTCTATTAATAATTGTTCTGCAGTAATCATTATTTTTGTTCGTAAATTTCTTTTTTAATAAATTCATCAGTATTATTTTCTGCGTAATTAAAAATTTTAAAATATGGGAACATGTTTTTAAGCAAAATATATCCGTCATAAACTTTACCCATTTGTTCAAAAGTTATGTTTGGATTATTACGTTCTTCAAATCGCGCTAGCACTTTAGCTTTAGGAGGTAAGCACAGAATAAATTTTGTATTAACATCATTTCTTCGCGCATCTTCTTCCATTTGATTTATATTATAAACAGGGCCGCTTCTAAAAACTGTTCCGTAAATTAATTCAGTTGGCCAATGCCTATCAATAATTACATTAGTTAATTTTAAACTTTCTTTATGTGGGCCGTAGGCATGCTTATACAAACCATGGTGTATATAAAGATAATCTGTTAATTTTTCTTTTAAAGCTTCAGCAAGTCTAGTTTTGCCTGCGCAATCTGGTCCTTCTAAAATAATTTTCATATTCCTAACTCTCTTATTGTTGATTTAATTTGTAGTTGTCCGTACTTAAGTATTAAGTCGTTAACTAATTTGTTTAATGCTTTTGTTTGTAATTCGTTAAATTTATGGTGACCTACTAAAGCTATTCCAATAGTCTCACCTTTATCATCATCTAGATTAAAACCTATTTGATCGACTGGTCTTCCCTTTTTTACATCACCATCAATTGTAATTATAAAATGAAAACCAATTCCTAATAATCCAGATTTTCTATGCTGTGCATCTATTTGTTCTTTTGTAACATCTAAATTTGTAGGTGTTTTTGTTGAGTCTATAAAAATATACTTAGTCGACTGACGGTTTTTTAGGCCTGACGTCTGCTTCAGCAATCCACTCTTTTGGTATTGTTTCTTTTGCATACTTAAATCCATTTGTTTGACACCACTTAGCGTAAGTAGTTTTTGATATTTTACTGATACGTTGATTTGGGTTTGAAAATACAAATCTAATATCAATCGCTGGGTATTGAGCTTTAACTGAAAGATGTTTTTGTCTATCTTTAGTTAAAAATCTGCCTTTCGCTTCAATGACAATGCCGTTAGGCAAAACAAAATCTGGCGTGTATCTAGAATTTTTTGCTGGTCTTAAGTATCTAATTGTAAATGTTTCATAACTTACAGGAACGCCTAGCTTTTTTAATTGCTGAGCTATGCGTTCCTCAAGTCCACTTCTAAATAAAATCTTCTTTTGAAGTTTCATTTGTCTGTGCAGGTTTAGAGGGTTGTTCTTCTATGTCTTCATTTGCTGCATGCACATAACCTTTTTCTTCCTTAAATCCTAAGTTAGCCATGCTAGGCATTGGTTTTGTTTGTAGTTCCAATACTTGCACTCCAACTAATCTAAGTGAAATACCAGCTCCAGTTGTTGCAACATAATAAGGAACAAGGTCTGCAGATACTTTTACTTTGCTGCCACCATAAACAACTATGTCTGTCATTGGTTGACCTGAACTATCAATTACAACGGGTCTTATTTCTACATCTCCAATTTTTCCCTTCATTTTTATTTTAAATAAAGTTTTACCATTTTCAGAAACGTAAGGTTTTGGACCTGGTTTTATTGTCTTACCTTTATTTAGCTTTTTCTGTTCAGCTAAATTTTCAGTATAAGATTTGTCAATGACTGAAATTAAATCTTTAGCTTCAGCATCATCAACATAAATATTACAACTATAAATTCCTTTTTCTTTATCAAATTTATAATCTGCGTCTTTTAACCAAGGGTAACTTGCGACACCGACTGGAGTTGTAATACGTTCGTATTTTCTTTTACTTGCCATATTTTCTCCTATAATTAATGTATCTATATGTGTATCTAATTCACGAGTGTATATATTTAACTAAAAAAATACTTAGCTTTAGCTATTTCGTGAATATCCAATTTACCTTTTTCTGGTAAAGGTGGAATTTTGTGTCTCAGCTTTTCAGGTATTAAAGCTGTAATCTGGTCTTTAAAGTTTTCTAATGGATCCATCTCTGTATACATTTGTATAAATGCGGACCTAGCACATTTATTTAAAATATCCATATCACAAGGTAGTGTTGCATAACTATCATGGACCATTCCAAAATCTTTTAAACCATTTTGTAAACAATGATCTATTGTTAAAAACATGTGCGTAGCGTCGAGCGAATGCAGAAAATTGGGAGAAATCCCATTAGCCTGTTTACGTTTATTAATTTTATCTGTGTTAGACCTAATTCTTATTCGACCCATCATTTTAGTTTTTACAATCATATCTTTTTGAGAATAATATGCTTGCTTAACTGGGAAGCCTAAAGGTGTAGTCCAGTGAACAGGTGTTTTAGTTGCTGCGCAAAGTCTTGCAACTTTTTGTAACCAATCCATAGCTTCACGTGCTTTAATAACTGTATTACCAATACTATCCCAAATAATATTTGCTAAAAATATATTAGCTTTAGGTCTATCGTTAAATGGAACTTTGTCTCCTTTTTCTTCTCTATCAGAAACATATTCATCTACAAATTCTACGCAAGAGTATCTAGTTCCACCATACGGTAAAACCATAACACTTCTTTTAGTAGCTTTACGATCAATTCCCCAGGCCAACCATTCTTTTGCAATTGGGTCGGAAGATAATTGTAATTTAGCTTTAACTGTATCAGCGACAACTTGATAAATATCTTGTGGAGTTTCACTATCTGTTAAATTAACTGCTTTACCTCCAACTTCATCTCTAAGTACAGCTGAAAAGTTTTGAAGTCCATTACAAGAACCATCAATATTGCAAGGCAATCCGCTTTCATAACCTAATCCATAACGCATCATATTTTCAAATTCAAATGTAGCTGCTAAGAATTGCCAAGGTTTATCCGCATGTTCCCAAAATGAACTTTGAAATGGGTCTCGTGCTGAAGCAATAATTGCATCTTTATTTTGATAAACCCATTTTATTCTATCATCTAAAGAAATTTTATCTTGCCCATAAGTATTAGCTAATTGCAAACATAAATATTTCTCACCAATTTCACCTAAAGGTTTTTTATTTGAAAATAAATGTAAAGCTTTAGCTAAATCAGTTCCTTGTGGATTGAAATAACCAGTCACATAATACAATCTATCTCTAAAACAAAGTCTACCTACATGATGTATTCTTTCTTCGTCTACAAATTTATTAGCAATATAAATTGTATTAGCTTCGGCCAGGCGTT